CTACGCCGTAAACTACAACGTTCTCCGTATTGAGAACGGGATGGCCGGATTGTTGTATTCGAACTAATTTCTAACTACAGAGTAAGTAACAATGTTTTGGAAGATCATCTTCCTCGTATCCATCGTTTTTGTATTGACGTATGACCCAAAGTCCAGGACACTCGAAACTTTTGTTGGTCAGCCCACACAGTCGACTGAGAAATCCTGTCAACCTACGCATTACCAAGCCGTTCAATTCGCGACTAGCCCATATCAGTGCCCCAAGGAGGGCACAACTTCGATGGGCGTAATAACTTAAAAACTAAATTCGTACATACAGTATAATGATTCCTATTGATCGTGAAACCATGACTATAATCGCCATAATTGCTTGTATCGCGGGTGTGATATTCCTTTTTAAGGAGTTGAACAAGGCTAAGCAAGATGTCGACGAACTGAAAGATTTTTCAGCCCACATGGTCCGCCGTCTTTCTCAGCCCAAGCGTAGTGTTGTTGACACCCCAAAACCAGACGAAATTGAGGAAGAAGTGGTGGAGGAAAAATCGGAGGAATAAACATATCACCTTATTATAACTTGCGAATGCGCAATGAAAAAGTATAAGGCCATTGCGATACCAGTAACTTTTCACGGTGATCAACCAAGATTCCTCACCGTGAGGGATTGGAGATTTAAGGATTGGATTTTTGTTACAGGTGGGTGTAGACGTAGAGAAATTACAAATCCTATTCGTTGTGCCTTACGTGAATTAGAGGAAGAGACACGTGGTGTTATTTCTTTAAAAAACGTCGAGTATACCGAATTTAAGTTTATACACAAAGAAAGTGCAACAGTTGACCTCGAATATAATGTTTTTATATTTTTTGTAAACTATACTCGCACAGAACAGAATAATCAAATTAAGAAGTTTTACGAAGAAAAGGCAAAGATGAATCTAAGGAAGATCAACAATCAGCCCATAAGAAAAACACACGATGAAAACGATTATATGAGTTATGACACTTTAGAGGAGTTTAACTCACGTAAGCGTTGGAAGTTAATAATAGACAATGTCATAAAAAATCCACAATTTTATGCCTGTGTTCAATCTCACAATAGAAAAAAGTTCTCTATTAAATAATGAAGTCCAAGGCTTTTATTTTAAGACAAATATCAGAACTCCTGGAAAAGAACAGGGGACTGTGTGATATAGAAATCCAAGGGTGGATTAAGGAAAATGAAAATATGACTGTTTACGAACTGTTAACCTTTAAGAAGGAATTGTCAAAAACAAAAGAATTTCAAGACGTCTCCTTCATGAGATGGTTTAGAGATGAGGAGAGTTAAGTATATATGTTCAAAAGCTGGTGCAATCAAAACGGCTTTTTGAAAAAGGTCCCCAATCCATCACATGTGCTCCTAGACGGCGGTTGTTTGTCTGTGCCATTTGATAGATTGAACGAATTCTATGAAAAGTATATAGAGGCTGTCAAAGCTGACGAAAAAATATTCGTCGTGGAACAGAAGACACCTACCTACAATTTCTTCGTCGACATAGATTACAAGGCTGAGGAGAGTTTGGGAATCGACGCGATCGGAGATATTTGCGAAGTAATATGTAAATGTGTCAAGAAATTCGAGGGGAAGGAATGTATCATTTCTGTCGCGAAACCCAAAAAATCTGGTAATAAAATTAAAACTGGTGTCCACCTAAACTGGCCAGGTTTTGTGGTGAATCAAGATATTGCCGTGTATTTGAGAGAGTATATACTTTCAGATTTATTCAGTTATGATAGAAACACCACGTGGGATACAATCATAGACTCATCGGTGTATGGAAACCCTGATAGGAAAACGAAAGGAAGTGGATTTCGTATGCCGTGGTCCCACAAAATGAACAAAGGTGTAGTAGAGGGTATATATTTACCACTCTTCAAATATACTTGGCCCTTATCATCCCTGATGAGAATTAACCCAGAACCAGACCCAAACCTGTTAAAATCAACCGCGGTTAGGACAGAAAAACCTGTAACTATTTCAATCGACTTGTCAACAAAACGAAAAGAGGGTTCATTTTCACACGAACAGATGAAAGATGAAATGTGTGACAGCACTCTCAGAAATGCACTCGAAACCTTTATTCGTAAAAATCTGAACGGTCAGGGGGAAGCCTACATAACAAAGATCTACAAGTCTAAAAATACATTCTTGGTTTCTAGCACATCCAAGTATTGTGAAAATACACAGAGAAAACACAATTCCAATCATGTTTGGTTCCTAATCAGTGGAAAACAGATCTTACAGAAGTGTTTCTGTACGTGTCCCACAATCGAGGGGCGCGCTGACGGTTTCTGTAAAGATTTCTGTGGGCGGAGACACGAACTCCCAAGTCACATTGTCAGCATTCTATACCCCGACAAGGAGGAGATCAAGAAGTGCAAGGAAATTACACAATTTGTCGATAAACCCTTACCAAATGTCAGGACCCAAATCGAATTTTTCTTGAACAAGTGGATGAAGGTTGATGACAATACGAAAATTATAGACATGAAGCGTCAGAAGGGTGGCTTATTACTTACAACTACTTCGAGGTTTTGCGAAACGAGTGCATCGTGTCACGACAAACTAATGACATACACCATAAAAAAGAATGAAATTAAGCAATTGTGTCCTACTTGTAAGAAATGTGCATCCAGGACCCACAAACTGACGCCAAATATTATAAAACTACTTAAACAATAATCGGCACTATAATGTAAATGGTGACACGATCTGGTAGAACGGTTAAAAAGCCTGTCATATTTACCCCAACCGAGACTGTTCTCGACGACGATTATTGCACTGATGACTATAACACTGAAATCGACTCGGATATAGGAACTGATGAAGAATGTCTCTCAGATGAAAGTGAATACGAAGACGACGACGACGATGACGCTGACGAGAATGGTAACCTACAGGATTTTGTGGTAGATGACGAAGAGGAAAGTGAGTCAGAAGACGCTTAAAAAAAAGAGAAAGTATATTAGTAATGGAAAGTGATATCGGTAATCCTATCGAATACAATCCCGCCATCGACCCCCTCGTTCAGGAAGAGAATGAAAAACATAGTCAAGAAATGCCCAATGAGCAACCGTATTATTTTCAACCTCCGGAAGTGAATTATGGGTATCAACCCCCCCGCCAAGGGGAATCAACCGATCCCTTTAAAAATATAGAAAAGTCTACTTGGATCATCGCCTTTGCAGTGTTTCTTTTAGGTTTTTTCATGGGAAAAACCATGCAACCTGTAATTCTAAGATACACTTAAACTTTCTCTCAGCTCCTCCATTGCAAGCTCTCGTGTGATCAAACGTCTCGGTACGTTGGCATCATCTTCTGTATCTTTCGGGTGGGGGTATCCACTCAACCAGCTATCATCCGGTATATTCGAGAACGGCACAAACGTACCAGTATCTCCTGGTTTCATCACGTCACCATATGATTCCAGTCCAGTATCCTCAACAAATCCCACTGTTGAAGATACTTTCGGTTCCTTTTCGTTTTTTAAAGCGTATGGTGTTTTAAAAAACAAAATAAAGAATGCTCCGACCAGTAGTATGGTCATGAAAATCTCTAACATTGTTTATTATATGTATATATTATTTATTGTTCCCCCTCCTCTACAACTTCCTCCAATTTGTTATCTTGTTCACGTTGTTTACGACGTTCCTCGAGCTCAATGGCTACAATACTGTCTGCTTCCTTGACGAGTTCTTCCATCGGTGTGTCTGGCTTTTCCTTCTGAAGTCGTTCCAGAATCTCAGCGGGGTGAGAAAGAGGGGCTTCATCTGGTTTGGTGTAAAACTTCGAGTTATCATCACCGGCTGTGAAATTGTTAGTTCCAGATGTCATCCCATCCTTCCTCTCTTGGAACATGCGAGCCGCTTGGGACTGATTCTCCTTGTATCCAACCATGATTTCCTCGAGTTTTTCATTAGTGTAATGAACATCTTCGATAGCACTTGGGTCAGGGGGGATGAGTAACCACTTATACATGTCCACCACGTAGATGTCAAATGTGGGATCCTCCTTCTGAAGACGCTTGGCGTGATGAGCCGCCTCGTCGCGGTTGGCAAACGCACCCCTAATTTTAATTCCAAATTTGTCATTCTTTTGGGGAGCTTCAGGTCCAATGACTGAGAGACACGCGTACAGTTGTCCAGGAACAGTTGTATAGTCTTGGGTGAGAGACATTATACTGTATACATACTTCAAAACTTTAAGTTAGCTTAAAAAATAAATCAAGACGATCAACCAGTGGTGGTCACGTGTAGTATCATCTTTTCAATTGGAACTTAAGTCGAGACGTGTCTTAAAGTTTTTAGTCGAAGTATATACATGGAAGAGATTCGTAAGAATCACAACGAAGCCAAACGTTCGTTGATACAGTCTGTCACACAAGATGGTAACAGTGTATTGGACGTTGGGTGTGGTTTTGGTGGAGATCTTCAAAAGTGGCACAAATGTGGAGCAAATATAAACATGTGTGACCCGGAACCGACCGCTCTCGTAGAGGCTAGGTCCCGAGCGAAAAATATGCACATGAGGGTGAACTTTTACGAGGGTGATATTCACAATTGTCCAAATAGGAAACATGACGTTGTGTGCTTCAATTTTTCATTACATTATATTTTTGCGACGAGGGACTTGTTCTTTAGTTCGTTGCGTGAAATCAAAAAAAGGATGAAACCAGATGGAAAACTAATAGGTATCATCCCAGACTCTGAAAAGATTATATTTAAAACACCATATATGGATGCTGATGGTAACTTTTTCAAACTCAAGGATCATGGGAACGGGGGATTTGGGGAGAAGTTGTTTGTGAATCTGACTGATACACCATTTTACGCGGATGGTCCAAAATCAGAACCGGTCGCGTATAAGGACTTACTAATAACACACTTGGAAGAGCTTGGATTTAGATTACTCTCTTGGGAACCTCTGCAAGGAAATCCTATATCAGAGTTGTATAGTAAATTTATCTTTGTATATAAAAGATGAGCATA